ACCAGGAACTGGATCCTGGAGAATACGGACGACCGATATGTGGTCTTTGTCGATGATGATGTGATGGGGGTCGGGTATTGGGACATCGGGATCGAGACCAAGACGATGGTCCCATTGACCCAGGATGAATTGACCCAGGACTGGATGAGGTTGTTCCATGTGACGGACGACCTCGGATATCATCTATGGGGAGCGGAGACGACGGGAGATTCGCGAACCGTTCATTCTCACCGACCCTTTGTGTGGCATTCATATGTGACTGCTTCTTGTATGGGGATCGTCAATGACGGGATCCGGTTCGATCCGGAATACCCGGTTAAGGAGGACTATGAGTTAAGCCTCCGGTGCATCAAGGAGGACGGGGGTATCGTTGGGGCCAGGTTCCTCTTCTGGAAGAATGAACACTGGACGGGGAAGGGAGGATGTGGGGATTACCGGACCCAGAGCATGGAGGATGAGGTCATCAAGAAACTGATGGATGCATACCCTGGATACATCAAGAAGATCACCAGAGGTGGGTCTCAGTATTCCATCCGGATAGACTTCTGAGGAGTGGCTAAGTCGTGGCTTTACAGAACGGGAACAAGATAGCCGCCGAGCAGAGGAGATCCCAGGTCATCCAGATGAAGATGGCCGGTGCCACCGAGCAAGCTATCGCGGACCAGTTAGGGGTCTCCAAAGCCCAGGTGTGGAACGATGTTAAGAGGAGACTGTCCGAGGTCCGGCGTGACGACACCGAGGCGGTGCAACAAGAGTACAACCTCCAGAAGTCCAGATACGAGAGGCTCCTCCTCCGGTGGTGGAGTCAAGCTATCGGGGTTGATGATATCCAGGCCGCGAGGGCCACGGGGGTTGTCCTGGACATTCTTCGGAGGTTGGATAGCATCGGTGGAATAGTGCCGGACAAACCTCTGATCCAGTTCCAGCAACAGAATATCCTCATGGGTGGGATGACCTTCGCCGACCTGGTGAGGGGCGCACTCAATGGAGGAGGGGAGATCATTGACTCTGAGCCTGGCTGATCAGCAAGAGTTCATCTCTCGATGTAAGGACGACCCGGCCTACTTCTGGAAGTGGACACTGGGGTCGGAGACCGTCTACGACAAACAACTTGAGATGGCGACGGCTATTCGCGACCATAGTCGGGTGGCTGTCGTGGGAGCCAACGGGACTGGAAAGGACTGGCAAGCGGCCCGGATCATGTTGTGGTGGCAGTCGGTTCACCATCCAGCTATCACCGTGGTTATCGGACCGACCCACCGACAAGTCTCGGACATCATATGGAAGGAAGCCCGGTCGGCTTTCCTGACTCCCAGGATCCCCCTTGATGGTCAGATGTACCGGACCGCCCGGTGGGAGTTGGACGACCGGCACTATGCGGTCGGGTTCGCGACTGATAACGAATTCAATATCCAGGGGTTCCATAGTCCCAACCTCCTCGTGATAATCACCGAGGCTCACAACGTCGAGCAGAGCCATATCGATGCGGTCAAGAGACTCAACCCGGCGAGAATGTTGCTCACGGGTAATGCTTTCGCTAACTCTGGAGAGTTCTATGATGCTTTCCATTCCGGGACTGACCTCTACCACACCATAGAGATCTCCGCTTCCGACACACCCAACATCCAGCAAGGATGGGAGGTGATCCCTGGCATGGTCACCGTGGAGCAGATGGATGAGAAGAGGAGGGAGTGGGGAGAGGGGTCGGCCCTGTATATCGCCTCGGTCCTCGGTCAGTTCCCGGACAACCTGGAGGATTCGATCGTTCCCAGGTCTTTCTTGATGGAGGCGGTCGAGAGGAAACTGGAACCGGAGGGAGAGGCACTCCTCTCTTGTGACGTTGCCCGGTTCGGTGCGGATAAGACCGTGGTCTACAGGAGACAAGGGGGAGTCTGTCGGTTGGTCTGGAAGACTCAGGGAAGGGATACCCAGGAGGTCGCTGGACGGCTCAAGGCAATGGCCGAGGACGACCTGGAAGTCACCGAGATCATCGTAGATGATACGGGGGTAGGAGGTGGGGTCACCGACCGCCTCAAGGAGGAGAATGTGGCGGACGGACGGGTCCGGATCACACCGTTCAACGGTGGGGAGAAGGCGAAGAGACCAGACCGATATGTCAATGCTATCGCCGAGGCGTGGTTAGAGCTGGGGCAGGCATTCAGAGACGGGACCATCGACATCGATGACAACCCGGCGATGATGGCCCAGCTATCGGCCCGGAGGTACACCGTCCAGGGAGACCGCCGCATCAAGTTGGAGTCAAAAGAGGACTTCAAGAAACGCTCGACCGGAGGGTCACCGGACGATGCTGATGCCCTGGCTATGTGCTTCTCGGCACCTGGTCCTGGAGTGGGAGTATGGTGATGAAGACTCCGGAGGAATATTTCTCCGAAGGACGGGAGTGGTTGGTCGAGGCTGAGCATAATGCCAGGGAATGGAAGGCTAACACCATAAATTCCCTGGAGGATAAATCGGCTGAACTGGCCCTCTTGGCGATGGCTAACGCCCTCCTGGGGATCTGCGCCCAGTTCATCCGGGAGCAAGAGACCGATTGACCAAGAATACCGGAGAAAAACCGCCAATTTGCCCGATTCTCTCCGGGTTGGATGCCGATTGACCAAAGGACTCCGATGTGGTCGGTGTGGGAAACTCCTGGCTGAGAAGGCTGAGAAGGGAACGATCATAGTCTGCTCCCGGTGTAAGGCCAGGAACGAGGCGGCGTGACAACGAATCTCCAGTGGCCGGACTTTCTCCGGGTAGCATCAGCACTAAAGCCTCGACGTTATAACATCGGTGCCCTCTTGAGGGATGTGGACAACCGGAAGATCTATCCGATGGGTGATGTGTTGGTCCTACCATTCCGACATCTGGCAAACCACCGTCACTTCCTGGAGGAGTTGGAATGTCCGGTCGCCCGGATGGCCCTGGAGACATTGGTCGCCCAGGCATTCGGGAAGCCTATGACATTGAGGGCTATCTGGATGGAGGGGTAGTCACCAGGTCTTTTCTTTTGGTCATCGTTGTGCTAGATTTATAGTCAGTGGCCTCCCGGTGTGTGTCCGAGGCGAGTTTCGCCCAAAGCCGGTGGAGGTCGCTTTGCCGTTCTGGGACTTCTTACGCAAGGCTGAACATGGGGAAGTCGCTGTTGCGGTCCCTCTTAACTACGATGTAGGACAGGCCACATATCCGGATGCGTCCTTTGAGTCCTTCGCGACCGAGGGATACGCCAAGAGTGAGATCGTCCACGCTTGTATCAGAGAGTTGGCGGTCTCATCGGCCTCTCCCCGGTACTATGTCCAGGCTCCCTCCACCGATGGAGGGGCTGTTGAGATAACCTCCGGTCTCCTCTACAACCTCACCAATCAGCCCAACCCAACCTCCGACTGGTATTCCTTCATTGAGAACATGGTCACTTATCTCATGGTGGCGGGGAATAGTTACGTCTTGAAAGAACGGACCCGGTCGGGTCAGGTTATGGCCCTCTATAACCTCAGACCCGACCGGGTCCGTATCATTGGCGGCGACCACGGTGCGGAGGGCTATATTTACACGGTGGGAGGGAAGGACTACTCCATCCCACGGGAGGACATCTGTCACCTCGCCCTCCCGAATCCGGGAGGAGACCTTTATGGTTTGTCTCCCCTCCAGGTCTTGGCCCGTAACGTCAATCTTGACCTCAACATGACGGACTTCGCGAAGACCTATTTTCAGAACGCCGGTGTGCCGTCCGGACTCCTCAAGATAAAACGCCGACTGGGTTCCCAGGAGGAAGCCGCTACCATCCGGGCCAGGTGGCGCAGTCAGTTCGGAGGACGCAACAATTTTCACCGGGTGGCAATTCTGGACGAGGACGCTGACTACGTTCCGATGGCTCACTCCCCGAAGGACATGGCCCTCCCGGAACTCCACGACCTGACCGAGTCCAGGATCTGCGCCGTCTTCGGTGTCCCGGCTATCCTGGTCGGGGCTAACGTGGGACTCCAACGAAGCACTTATTCCAATTACCGGGAGGCTAGGATGGCCTTCCACTCCGAGACCCTGGAGC